GATTGGTCAAGAGACAGCGGCGAATCCTGACTGTTAATGCCCGCAAATCCTGGGGCTTGTACTGTAATGTTCTGTAATCGTTGTGCCATTAGCAAGGTGTCCATACAGTTTCAGAAGGGAATCTAGCGGCATCAAACGCTACTGCATCTGCTAACGTAGTGTCCGCTAGGGCAAATAGTTCCTGTGCTGAAGTACCGCCTGTCTCTCCACGCTCACGGGAGGCTAAGGCTACTGCGTACTGTACTACTGGTGATGAAGGTACAACTAGTTTATCTGCGTCAAGAGTAAATGGGTCTGCTCTATCAACAATGTTAAATCGTAATGTATATGCTTTGTCAGGCTTAGGGTATAAGTCAACTAAAGCATTGCCGTTAGCATCCACACCATTCCAAGAGTAATAGTCAGGAGAACCTTTGACAGGCTCTTGTACTAGGTATGCGTTATTCATCCAAGAAGAACTAGCGGAACGCATAAAGGAGTTAGACGTATCGTTAATAACGTCCAGTATCTTAAATGAGTTGTTAGTGCCCGTCATGCTATAACTAAACACATCATTAGTAGTAGTTACTGTGATTGTACTTCTAAGTGCTGACCAATCCCAAGCATCCTCAACAATGCGTCTAGCATCATTGACAAACTCACCTATTAGTTTTACATAGGAGTCGTTTGAGTTTTCAATACTAACGGCTTCGTCTTCACGCATCCTACGTAGTACACTGTTTACTAGTTGTAAGTAAGTCATTATCCGTATTTCCTTAAGTTTCTTCTTGGATTAAGCATACGTTGAGTAGACTTAATCTCTGTGTCAAATTTAAATAGGTCGTCTGCAAAAAGTTCTTCCGTTTCAGTAGCAAGTAATTCTTCTTCTCTTTCTTCTTCTTGTTTTCCCATTGCTATTCCTGAAAGAGATAAATCTAATGAACCAATGCCTTTTTTCAATAAGTCTCCTAAAGGACTATCTATATAGTCTATAAAATCATCGAGAGGGTCTATAATGTCTTGACCAAACTCACCTATTGATTTCAACGTAGGGTCTACGTATTGCTCTCCGAAAACATCTAATCTCTGGTCAATAGGGTCTATAATGTCTTGACCCTTTTGTTTAAGAGCTTTCAACGTAGGGTCTACGTATTGCTCCCCGAAAACATCTAATCTTTCGTCAGCAAAGTCTACAACAGGTTCAAAAGTTTCAGCTACGAACTCCGCAGGTGGTTTAAATACATCTTCAATTACTTCTACTGTTTTTTCACCTGTTGCAACAACGCTATCTTCTATTTGCTTTAACCAATCAGGCGTGTTAAAATCTATATTAGAAAAATCTGCGTCTCCGAAATCCATACCACTTTTGATTAAGGCTTTTGCACTTTCTTTTTTAAATTCCTCTGACCCAGATTTTCCAGATATTGTAGCTCTGGTTGTGTCCAGTATGGTTTTTTTCGCAGGTTCGGGGAGCTTTGATATATCTACATTGCCTGCCTTAAAAACCTCTTCGATTTTATCATTACTTAAATCAGCTATATCACCTTCTACAAAACCTTCAACTGTTGATTTAACGGACTCTCCTAAATCTCCTGTTTGTACAAACTGATTAGCCCCTTGTATTATAGGAGCAAAGGCAGGAAAAGCTGTACTTAACATAGCCGCCATTCCATCTAACCAGTCGTGCGCTCCTGCTTTAAAACTCCTATCTGTACGGAAAGTGTCACTGTCTAGTTCATATAAACCATAATTACCCAACGAGCCTGTAGAAGCGTTGCCGTACATTTTTTCGTCCAACATCATTGGTTGTTCAAAATGCTGTAAAGCTGTTCCAGTGTTTAAAAAGACTTTATTGTGTTCTAGTTTAGATGCATCTTCCTCGTCTGCTTCTACATATAAAGGTATATCATTACTTTCTAAATATTCCTTCATTAAGTTAGATTGAGTATAAGAAGCACGATAGATGTCACTGCCGCTATATTGTATATATCTTATATCATCAAAACTTTGAAAATCAAGAGCGCCTTGATTAAGGGCTTCTTGAAGTTTATTCCACTCGTCACTTCCGCTATCATAGGTTTGTTGTCTACTTTGCAGTTCAACTAAATAAGACAAGTCAGCCATGTTTTTAGCTTCTTGAAAATTAGTAGGCTCTTTTAAATCCTGTCCTAACCTAAGCTCAAGTTGTTCTAAAGCAGTTACTTTGCCAAGCGCCTCTTTATAGCCTTTGTCGTTTAAACTTGAATAGTAAGAATCAAGACTAATGTCTTCATTTAAAAGAGAATCTAAATTATCTTTAACTGCTTTTTTTAATTCATCAGAAGTATGATTATATACAGGTTTTATTTCTCTAATTATATAGTTCTGTATAGAATTAGGCTCAGAAAAATAATCTTCACCTGTTATCTGATAATAAGCTAGTTTTGCGCTTTCTATATCTTTAGGAGAAAGTTTTTTCTTTGACATTATCTATTCCTCCCTACGCCTTTAGCTTTCTCTACGGTACGCATAGCACCTAGACCGAGCATACCCATAAGTACTGGCATCATAGTTGACATGTCTAGTATAGGGACTTCAATGGTAGAATCGGCAAGAGCAAGCGCAAAATTTGCCATCGGGATAAGAAGGTAGTTACTCGCAAGTCCAAGACAACAAGTCCAACCAACAGCAGGTCTCCAACCCGATACAAATAGGCTTCGGTGTGCCGCTTCTGTCTTATTAACTTCAAGTTGCGCTTTCGCAAGTTCCTGCGCGTGCTTTTCAGCCATTGTCGAAAGTTCAAACGCGATAGCATTCTTCTTGTCTTTATCCTCTATGAATTTGTCAAGTAGTCCCGTTACTGGTCCGATAAGTTGCTGTAACATAGTTTACCTCTGTAAGGGACTTGAGTTAAGGTAGTCCATACCCTTCCACAAATCCTCGACTTCTTTAGTTAATGTTTTGAACTTTACTTCTGTATCGCCAATGTCGTTGATAATAATCTCTGCTTTAGCTACCGTAGCTTTCATGGCTTCTATATCGTTAGATAGCTTAGAAACGTCTGTATTCAATTCTAAGAGCTTTTCTTGCTGACTTAGTAGTGTCTCAAGCCTTGTGCCTAAAGTGGCTAGATTCTCACGTATGGGGCTTATATCAGGTATCTGTTGTGCCTCTACTGCTTCCAGTCTTCCGTATAAACTGCTAGAAGCCCAGATGAATGAACCAATGGTTGTTGCTAATGAAAACACTACAGCAATGTAGATTCCTTTTAGCTTAACGCCGCCAATTGTTAGTTCTGTATCTGCTAAACTCATAGTTCAACACACTCCGTTCCGTACATAAAACAAGAGTAACCTAAATGAGTTGGTCCTGTTTGAAAGAACTCTGACTCGCTACCTGCGGCTAATACATCAGTCTCACTTACATATAAGTCTAAACCTATACCATCGCTACCGTTAAGGAACACAGCCGTTAGGTTACGTGTAGTGTTATAACCCATAGACACCCACTGTGCGTTAGCATCATAGAAGATGTTAGTCTGTTCCGCTGTAGTATTAGCATTCTCAATGCCTTGCTCTAGGAATGCTACAGCTTCCTCTGAGTTAGCTACAGCTAGATAAGCACTAGCGTTGTTAGCACGAGTCTCAATGTCATCTACTGACTGGTTGTACGTATCAACAGTCTCTTGTTCAATCTGTAGTACTTCTACAGTCTCAGCTACAAACGTCTGTACTTCTTCTTCCTGCTGTGGATTACCCTGTGCTTCCTCTACTCGTTCAGCTACTTCCACAACGGAAATCATGTCCACTACAGCTTCAGTAAATACATCTATGGCTTCATCCATTAATGTTAACTCTTCCATAGCCTTGTTCTCTAATACAGCCTTAACGTCACCGTATGGTTGATAGTTAGTAGCAAAGTTATTTAACGCAGTGTTGTAGGCTTGTACCTGTGCTTCCTGTATGTGTGCTGTAGTAGATAGAGTACCATCAGACAAAGCGTCACCCTGATGTGAATACTCCATACCTGCGCCCACTAGGAGGATGCCAGTGTTAATCTTATCGACTATGGCAGTACTTGAGTCCAGTAGTGCGTCATATTCACTTGACTGAACTACGGAACTTAGCACTAACAGAGATAATAGTATCTTCTTCATCTGTGTCCTCTCCTCCTATGTTTAATACGTTATTGTACCAATCTTTTG